CGCCAGTAATAGTTACAGTAGGTACAGAAGTGTATCCTAAACCAGCATCAACAATTTTTATAACATGTATGCCTCCGTCAACTGCCGTTAATTCAACAGTAGATTGACGAGATTCGATGTCACCGATTCCAAAGTTTAATAATATAGAAGCTTCTTGAAAATCTGGCTCATCTTCTGGATCTAATGAAGTGATTACATCTACAAGTGCATACGTATAACCTACACCAGGTTTTGTAATTTGTATAGCTTCTATTTCGCCATTTGCGTTGATAATGGGTATTAATTCAGCTTCATTTTTCTTAGTGTTGACACGGAAAGTCAATCCACTCGCTGTTTGTCCAGCAAGTGATGTAGCTTGAACTAATACAATATTTGAAGCATTTGGATTTTGTAAAATTGAAAAGAACGGTTTTGAATATCCAAATCCTGGATTAGTGATAGTTGCTCCAGTTACTACTCCTCCTGATACAATAGCCGAAGCAACAGCTTTAACACCATTTGGAAGATCTGGATCTATAAATTGAAAAGTCACAGATGAATAACCTGTTCCACCAGTAACTATATCGATAGAATCTACAACATATGGATTTTCTTCTAAGTATCCATCGCCAGTAACTTCTAATCGTGTGAAAACATTGCCAATTCGTTCAACAATTGGCTCTAGCGAAGCTTGACGAGAGGCTCCGCCTCCAATAACAGTTATAATAGGAGGATATGAATATCCAGATCCCTGTGCATCAACCAACACCGATGTTAGTTGCCCACCGCTGCGAGTAATTACGCCTGCGGTTGCAGGAGTTCCACCTACTTGATCAGGATTTGCTACAGTAATTGTAGGATTTGATGTATAACCAGATCCAGGATCAATTATTTTAAATCCTATAATTTTATAAGATGTTACTGGATATTCTTTACCTGGATTTTCAATAGTATAAGAAACAATCGATCCATTAGAATAAAATTGATTTGATAAAGCAGTTACCACTGGCATTGTAGTCGCAGTTAAAAACTTATTACGAACTGACAGTGGAACGGTGTACATGTACTTCCAAATATATCCATCATCTAATTTAATAGGAGTTGTAGAAGTACCAGTAGGCCTTATCGAAGATGGCTTATCGTTGTTATTATAAAGACACTTATATACATTAAAATCATCAGTCAAACAATAAAATTGTGCATTCTCAAGAGCTGTTGCCCCTGAGAATGCAGGATCGCTACTCGAATATTCATCATACATGTCAAACGTATAGCCCGCTATCCAATCATATCTTGGAACGACAGCGCATATATCATTAGAGTCTATTTGTTTATATAAAATCGCTTCATTGCGAGTTTCGTTTTCATATTCAAATGAATCTGAAACAGGCTCTGGAGAACTCTCGTTCGTCCAAGAGCCCGGATGACAATAGACATAATAATATCTACTGACGTTTGATACAATCTCTGAAATGACAGACTTTACTAAGTTTGTCTTTAGAGAAAATTTAAGTAGCGAAGTTGCCATGTTCAATTACTGAATAGTTACAGTCCATGTGATGGAAATCGAGTCATTAGCTGCTTTATTAACAACATCAAATGAAGTTTTGCAAAGCATAAGTGGTCCTGTAGCTGCGTTAAAAATACCAGCTTCAACAAGAGATCCAGTGCCTGTGCCTGCAGCGAATGTTGCTTGATATGTAACAACAGCACCAGAAACACTGCCACCAGCTGTAGTCAAACCAACACGTGCTAGTTCTGAAAGAGCAGGACTGCCGCCAGTGCTAAGAGCAGTGTCTCCAACTTGAGGAGTAGTCTTTGCAGGATTTGATCCAACAGTTGCATTTCCGCCGATTGCCATGTGAGTCATTTGAACTGGGATACCGCCGTCTTTCATACGTTGTGCAATCCACTGTTTACCAACAGTAGTAACGATATTAGAATAAAAGCGATCTTCAATCAACTCGCCATTAAGTCCATAGTGAGCGATTGAAAGGGTTCCGCCTAATTCGATAAAATTAGAGAATTTTGGAATTGTAATCATGTTTTTTACCTTTATTAAGAAAGAGATCTAGTGATGCGCTCCGAATATGATTCAGCTTCATATGAATATGAGCTAAGTGGATCCGAAGTATCTTGACTGTACACATTAAAGTACAATGTTCCGATATTACTGTTATTTATAAGTTCTACTGGACGTCTATCATATGTGTTTACTTGACTATATGAATCGCTTGTGCCTAATGTATCACGCCAAGAAGCTCCAAATAATGTAAATTTTGCATTAGGATTGCTTTCAGTAGGAGACAATCCATTTGGGAATGAATCGATTGGAGAAGAAAGTACATCAGCTAACTCGGGCGTTTCGCCGATAACTACAAATGTGATGCTCCCTGTTACAGAAGCATTGATATTCATACTAAAAGTTGTCTCAGAATCTATAGAATTAACTCGTACGGTTCCTACGCCAAATACACCAGTTCCAGATATTTTTGTTAAAATTCTACCAATTTGTATACCACCTGTAGTTTTTCCCACTAACGTGACCAAACTACTACCTGCAGTAATATTTGCTGTAAAAGTTAAATCTGGAGCACGCTGAAATTCTGTACCTATTATTGGAAGAGAATCTACTGCAGTAAATAAAGACCTAGTATTTGGAATTATAACAATTGTGCTTCTTTCATGTGGTAACTCTGATGTTGGAACAAATATATCTGACGCAACAGCTGGATCTAAAGAAACTAGAGGAATCGTCGATCTATCATATATCACCACTCTTGCGAATTCATCGATAGATGTTCCTATAGACCAACGCGTCGTCAATCCATCGTTTATATTCGCAGTATCAGTAGAATTTCTTCGTCCTAATGGGAGAGCAATTAGTTTTTCTGGTGTAATGAGTGGATCAAGAACGTAAAGATCAGTAGAGTCAACGACAGACCAGCGGCGCTGATCAGTTTCACTAGTTAGATTACCAGAAGAGTCATATTTTCTGATTAATACCGTAGTGGTTTTCTGCTGTGTGTCGGTAGTAGAAGCTGTTTTGAAAAACGCTCCACCATCTTCAGAAGTAAACGCAAAATCATGACCTGCGTTTACTGGAATAGCAAATGACCAACGACGTTGATCTGTTTCTGATGTTAAATTACCATCAGAATCATAGCGTCTAATTAACACTGTTGTAGACTTGGAATCAGCTTCAACTGGAACTACAGTTTTGTAAAATGTTCCATTTTCAATAGATTGAAACGAGAAAAAGTGAGCATCATTTACTGGATCAACAGTAGACCAACGACGCTGGTCTGTTTCATTAGTTAGATTACCAGAAGAGTCATATTTTCTAATTGATAAAATGCTATCTTTATTTGTTATTCCATCAGTATGGTTTACGACAGACCAGCGACGCTGATCTGTTTCTGATGTTAAGTTGCCACTAGAATCATAGCGTCTAATTAAAAGTGTATTATCTTTATTGGTGATAATGGCTTCATGATCAACAACAGACCAACGTCGTTGATCTGTTTCTGCAGTGAGATTACCGCTAGAGTCATATCTTCTAACTAACACAATTGAGTCTTTTACGTCTTCAGAGCCAGAATGATATGCTACAGGAATACTATTCTCAATTGGATCAAGTGCTGATCCCTTACTCATATTATAGAGATTAAAGATAATTGGGTCGACAGTAGACCAACGACGTTGATCTGTTTCGCCCATTAAATCTCCTTCTGGAGAATACTTCTGTATCTTCAGTTGTACATTTTTAATGTCTTCTAAGAAATTGTGAATTGCTATAGAAGTTGATTCACTCGATGGCACTACTTTAAGAACTGAGTTAGTTCCATCGTCATCGGTGACAAACTGCTGATCTAAAAATTGACGACGAATAAAAGCTAACAGAGGCGCTGCTGAAACTAGATAATTATTTTTAATCGTGTATTCAGCAAACAACTCCATACCTGCTGGATGCAGTAATGCTTTTACGATGTCACGGTAAGAATCTACTTGCTGTTCTACTTTAATGACATATGAAAATAGCTGATAATATCTTCCGTCTTGAATATAAGATTCGTCAGAAATAAATCCGTCTGATGTTTCGTAATATCCAGGATATACTGCGACTGCGCCTAGTTGAATTTTTATTTCTGCTGTGTCTGCATCTATAACATTAGTGTTTGATGCATTAGTATAGAACGATCCTATTATCTCACCAACATATGTACCATCGGCATAAAATACATTTTGATCATTTGAAACAGAAGGAGTATAAAACTTATCGAAGTAGAAATAATCTTGTCTGTTTATGTAACCGTAATCTATAAATCCGTTATTGCCATCTGGATACGGAGGAGTTGGTGTGCTTCCATTTATAGAAGTAACAGGATGATAGTAAGGTAATGCAACCGCTTGTTTATTGCTAAGCTTTGCATAGAAAGTAGAATCATAGTCAAGTCCAAAGCTAATGACTTGTACCTTTTCTATAGATCCGCCAGTTCCAATTTTCGTTATCTTTATTAAGGATCCATCGCCTCTTTCTGTTTTCAAATAGTAGAGTTGACCTACTTCAAAACCAGAACCCTTTGTAGTAATAGTGTACTTATTAGGGCAAGGCAATATTTCGCCATAATTCAACTCGTCTTCTGAAGAAACAGTGTCTCCAACAGAGATGTCTTGAATGTATGAGCGATTAATAAAGACTTCGTATATGTCGTTTTTATAAAGAACAACGCGAGGACAGAATACACTAATTTTCTTTTTGCTCGTCTGAATGGTTATATTCTTACCACTCAATTCAAACAAATTGCCCGATGTAGATTTTACAAATACTGATTTTTCTTCGATCCACTTTCCATCTGAAGCTCTGAGTATTTGCGTTGACGGATAGAAAATGTCTGATTCTTTATTGAATAAGATCTTGAATAAGAATTGGAAAGATTCTTTAGAGCCTCTAGCCTGGTAGAATTCACGTATTCTTTGAAGTATAAATCTTTCGTTTTCTAAACTATTAGTTGGAAATAGAACCGATAGTTCTTTTTTAAATCGAATAATAAATTCGTCAAGCGTATTTTCAATAGAGCGTATGTCTTCAAGATTTCTCTGTTGAGTTTGATCGAGAAATTCATAGTACGCTTTGATAAAATCAACAAATAGCTCGTATTCTCCCCTTATGTACTCAGGGATTTGTCTTTCTAAAGCTATTGCTATTGGCGTCTTTTGCATTATGTTCTACTAGACGAGATTACGTGGTTAGTACTATTAGTTTCTTGAATTACGTTTATCTTCAATAACGATTCACTTATGTTCACGATCTGATTAAATTTACCAATAATATCGTTTGACTGAGGTTTAATAATTAACTCAAAATCTGATTCTACAACTCCGCCTACATACAACGAATTAAGTTTAATTTCACCAGTGTCATAATTCACTGTTCCTATTTTACTATTTACAAAAACTTTTGTAAAATCAAGAGGGTTATAATAGAACAGTCTTAAATTTCCCACACCATCATCGTCTATATAATGTATGATATCTCCTGTAACATAGAATCCATTTGTCAATACGGATTCTTCAGCAACACCTGACTTATAAACAGGATTATTCAATTGAATCGTATATGAAGTTGATAAGTTAAAAACTACATCTACTATTCTACGAAGTGTAACTGTCGTAATATTATTTATGATAGACGTATCGGCATCGTCTATATCTCTTATTAATCGCGAATAACGTAATATCCCATCAAACTTTTGTAGGTTGTTTTCATTGTAATCGATGATTGACTGACGAACAGCTTGCTGTATCTGAGAAGATGATTTGTTTGTTAAGTTTGGATTGTAATACACCGAAGTTTGTAATTCAACTGTATTGTAAATCGGATCAACCATGACTGGAGAAATTCCAATGATTGATTTTGGCTTAACGATATCTTCAATAATAGAGTTCTTATCTGACTGTGTCAAAAACAAACTTGACTGAGGCTTAATACAAATATAAACTTTGCCGTACACTGGAGGAGTCATTGTGTCTCCTCCCCAGCAACTTATAGTATCGATATCTGCATAATTCGTTTTTATGATATCTACATAATCGCCAATCGTAACAGCTCTATCTTGAATTTTATATTTGTGAGAAACGTTATACTTAATTTCATCGACTGTTTCTGCTTCTCTTCCACCACTGGCTGTAGCAGTAACAGTGATGGTTGGAGTTGAGCCATAACTTGTTCCAGCGTAATTAAATAACTTCACTCCATTTGCAACAGAACCATTTGTCACTATGTACTCAACAGTTATGACAGATCCTACAGCTGGTTCTTTGCCAAGATTGTTTTTGCCAAAGTATATGTGATATTGTTGATCTTCGATTTCGCGAATGAAGAAAACTTCACTTGAAGAATTGAGATCAATAATCTTTTCAACATACTTATAAACTGAAGTATTTAGAGAACTTGGATCATTTACTGTAACTCTTATAGTCGAAGTATCGATGTTTTCGTTTTGTAAAATTACCTTTGTGTTTTCAAGATAACTAAACTTTTCAACAACTGGTTTGCCTTCGTAAATGTCGACTGAAGAAAACTCATAACGTAGCAACGATTGATTTCTAATTCCTATGTTTTCTGAAAGAGTGTAGAAATTATATTCCGTGCCTGACACTATAGATGTAAATGGACTAAACTTTGGAAGAGACAATGTAGAAGTCGTATTACTTCCAATTGGAACTGTCATCGAAATAGTGGCTTTTGAAGCTTTTCGTGATACTGGAAGATACCCATAATTATTCGCAATTGAAACGACACTATCGCGCTTACTCGCTGAATCTAAAAACATTTCGTTTATAGCTAAATTCGTATACATCGCATTGTAGTGTGTATTATACGCTAATACGTCTAAAAGAACATTTAGACCCGAACCCTCAAAATCATAGTCAGTAAATTGATCTTGAGTCTTCAAAAACTCTTTTAAATTAGTCTTGATTAGATCAAAATCTAAATCTGAAATGTTTATTTTATTGTTAGCCATTATCGAGTTCTTTCTAAGAATAAGTCAACACTTATCGGTGTACTCGTATTTACGATACTAAAAACTATAGTAACATAAACTCCATTATTGTCCGGACTCAATAGGACCTCTACGCTTAATAAATTTACCCTAGGTTCGTATGATATAATAGTGTTTGTTATCGTCTTCTTTATTGTAGCTCTAAGTACTGGGGTTATCGGTTCAAATAATAATGAAGATATTTGAGATCCTATGTCACTTCGAAACGGTCTTTCGAAGTTTTTAGTCAAAATTAAATTTTTTATAGATTGCTTGATAGCATTCTCGTCATATTTCTTATAAATGTCTTTAGACACGGGATTTGCAAGAAATGCCATGTCTATATCTGAAAATGTGCGAGTATTTTTAGCCATATGTTTATTTATCTTATCCGGAAAAAACTTTAGACGATCCTGATGTTATAATATGTTCTCCTCCGTAAGTGTCACCAACTCTAGCAATACCCGATCCTTCACACAAAACTTTACTGGACGCAGAATCTAAACCAGGAGCATGAGGAGTACATCCTGGAGCCGGATGTACTTGCATCGCATTACCAATATGGATTGCTAGTATGCTTTCTACATAAACTTTAGAAACTCCTTCAGCAGTAGCCTGTGTCGTAGGAAAAAGACAGTTTTTACCAGTGCCGTGAGGAGAAGACACCGTATCAACACCAGAAGAACGAGCAACTTGAGGCATATTAGGCTACCAATACGAATTGACCAAAATCGCCGATTCTCCTATGATCACGCATAGTAAAGATCTGCTTTTTTGATCCGCTATATTTAAACGATACATGTATCCAAACAGTGCTTGCACCTTGGTATTCTAATAATAACTGGTCATACGGCACTAATTGTTGAATCTTTTGAATAGCTTCATAGTGGCCTTGACGACCAAGATTAGGAATTACGATGTCAGCTGCACAGCCAAGATAGTGATCTGAAGTTTTTGAAGAGTTGGCTACGTCTTGAGGACGTCTAAATCCAGAAGTGATTACCATATTAGGATACAAGTTTCTAATAGGTTCAAGACAGTTTTCAGACAATCCTTTTAAGTTACACACAATTTCTTGAATACTCAGACCCTGCTGTGCAATTATTGGTCGACTTCCATTCTTAGTGAGAGCACCAAGAGTAAAGTTCTTAGACAAGATAAAGGAAGGTTCAAACGTAGACTTCATAAAGATAGCGTCACAGCTCTTTTCTTCTTGAGAAACTGCTGGTGGCTCTAACTCTTGTGAATCTTCTTGAGTACCGCTATCCATTTCTTCTTTCTTTATAGCACCACTATTAATTTGTTTTTGAATATGCGCACTTGGATCTCCTTCTTCGGGTGTTTCGTACTGACCGCCAGCCGAAGCTCCTCGTGTTATAACTGTTAAGCTTCCAAATTCAGGCATCTCTGGTTCTTTAGACGCAGCTGGTGTTTCTAGACCTGAACTCTCGGCAGAGTTTGCACCCATTCCCAAGTGTACTTGACTTCCATCTAGTTTAGCATTTCCTGCAGCTTTAACGCTTGCTTCGGCCGATGCTTCAATATTGAAGTTGCCACCAGCTGCAAGTGCATTTATCGTCGTATCGCTCTCTAGCGCAATTGAGTTGGCTTTAAGTGAAAACGCTCCACCTACACTCAACGACATATCTCCACTTACATTCATTATTGCATCATTGAAAATATTAACTGTCGTTAGCCCATTTACATTTAAGTTCAAAGCATTTTTAACTAGAACATTATGTGCGCCATCGATAGTGACATTCAAAGAACCGTTTATTTGTACGTACCCATTTCTTTCTAAGATTTCGTATCCGTCACCGATAATGCGATTGACTTGTGTACCATTGGCATCTATTTCTGTGAACGTGCCTGACTTATGATATAGATGGATTCTTTCACTATTTGGTGTATCGTCAAATTCAAGTATATGTCCAGACTCGGTTTGCATCACGTGATTGAAGGGGTACTGCGCATTGTATGGGATAGGAGGTTGATCCCAAGTACTTCCGTCGGCAACTTCAACACTTTTTAACTGTGCTGCTTCTTTTTTATAAACAATAGTCTTATTAATTTCTTCATGACGAGCTAATCTATTAGTATCAGGTTCATCATAATATAGAGGATATTTTCTGTTAGGATCTCTAAATCCTAATACGCTCGAAACAGACTGTGTTGCTTCGCTGTTTGAATTTGCACTAGGTGTAACAACACTATTTGTTATAACTTGAGCTTGTTCAGATTGTGTTTCCTGAACTGGCAATTCACCAGCAGTATTAGGTGTTCCTTCTAATAAGAACAAATCTTTTTCAGCAGATCTTCTTCGAACGAGTCCTAATAACTCTCTTCCTCCTGCTTTAGTCCACAATAGAAATCCAGCAGCTGCATCGAGATACTTACTCGAATTTAAATCTTTAAGCAAAGTCGATTTAGATAAATTTCCTCCACCTAAATTATAAGTGAAAGAACAAAGCGCATCAAACATGGACTGTGTAATAAGAGCTCTAGTATTACGTTGAACGATTGGAACGAATTCTTTAAGGTCTTCTGCTAAAAATGCTTCTGCTTGTGCTTGTGTTATGACCATGCCGGGTTGCACTGGAACTCCATTAATTCGTGTAGTTCCATATCCGATAGTCCATATGCCTACCGAATCTTGATAAGCTTCTAATCTTAAACCTTCAAATCTCTTTATAAGCTCAACGCACTGTTTACTTGGAGTGAATTCAACAGCTCTCTTAAGTTTATTGTTGTTTTCTAAAGTTACTGGCTCTTGCGATGTTGTAACTGGATTGCCTGAGCTATCGACTACCGCATTTCCAGATCCGTCAAGTAATACGTTTGACTGTTCGTTGACTTGTTTTAATTCACCGTCGATTTTAATTCTAATAGTCGAATCATCTGCATTGATATCGGCCGAGGTACTTTGAGGAATTCCAGCTATAGAACCAAGTATAATAGGGAATTGCTTTTCATCGTCTCTAAACATTACGATGACACTAGTTCCTTCAACTAATCCCAATGGACTAAACCCTATTCCTGAAATAGCCGCTGAAGTAATTGGCTGCATTGGTATAGCCCAAGGCAAGTCGGCTGTAGGTAATTTTGCAGCATCGTGAGTGTGCAAACCTATGACTCTGACCTTGCATCTGCCGAGTTTCAATGGATCATTGCGATCCTCAATAACGCCAACGTATAACATATTACTCCAATTTAGAATCT